AAGATATGCAATACTTTCTCAATAAAGGTAGAAAAAAAGGTGAGAAACCTTATTCTTTTACACAACCACAAGAAACTAAAGTTGGTAATGTAGAAACTGCCTTTTACAGTAAAATTAGAGAAGGCCAAAGAGGTTCATTACAAAAAGGTGATAATGTGGCTACTGTAGCCGCTCGTTTGGTTAATGTGATGAAAACCTTTTATGAAAAAGAAAATTTAAATCGTGAGTTAGACCATAATTTTGAAGAAGAGGTTCAAGCAGAAGATGCCAAACGGCATGAAAATTTAATTAATGAAATTAAAAAATTAAAAGATAAAAAACCAGCAAAAACGGATATTGAAAAAGTCAAAAAAGATTTAAAAATTGAAGAACCGCCTACAAAAAAACCTGAAGAAGCAAAGAAACCAGAAACACCTGCATCCACAGTTACAGCACCTACTGTTGCAACTACAGCTGCGGCCGCACCAGTAGTAACTACTGTTGTTAGTAAAGCCGTTACTAAAGCCAAAGATATTCCAGGTGTGGCCACCGTTGTTAGTAAAGCAGAAAAAATTATACAGCCAACAAAGACTGTACCAAAAATAACAAAAGAAATAGATAAGCCAGTCGCTGGTGTGGTTGAAGCTGCCAAAGCAACTAAAATTCCAACACCTTCTGTAGGAGGAGCTGCAGCAGTAGGTGGTACAGCAGCAGTAATTGCCGGAATAGGATCAGCATTAGCTGAGGTTGGTGTGACCAACGAATATGCACAAAAAGCTATTTTAGGTAATGTTGGTAAAGAGTCCGAATTTATAGCTAAATCGGAAGATAGTTATGCAAATACTTCAAATGATAGAATTCGTAAAATATTTGGCAGTAGAGTTGCAGGTCTTACAGATGACCAACTAAATGAAATTAAAAAAGATGATTCTAAATTTTTTGAAACAGTTTATGGTTATCAGACTGCCAAAGGTCAAGAGTTAGGTAATAAAGAACCAGGTGATGGATTTAAATATCGTGGCCGTGGTTTGATTCAATTGACAGGAAAAGATAACTATAACAGAATTGGTAAACAGATTGGTGCCGATTTAGTTTCTAATCCAGACTTAGTAAATGATCCAGTATTGGCACCAAAAATTGTTGCAGCTTTTGTTAAAAATAAATTAGGTAGTAGAGTAAATTCATTTAAGAGCCAATCAGAAGCGAATAACGAAATAACTAAAGCAATCGTTGGTGCCAGTGTAGATTTAACAAGAGGGTTTGGTGCTGAACAAATGGCCAAAGTTGAAGCCTTCACTAGTTCACCTTCTGGTGAGGCTGTATATGCTATGTCGAAACAAAATCAAGAATTAAAAGAACAAGTACCAGTAACAAATATAGCAGTAAACAATACCAAAACAATCATTAATGCTGGTGGTGGTCAATCCAGACAAATTATAAGTACCCCTGTGATGGATGATTCTCCACTTTTAGCAACAACATTATAAAAAATGGTTATAATAAAAACATTAGGTCAAGATACTTTCTCATGGAACCCTAACGCCTTTAATAAAAAGGGTCATTGGTTTCTTTTAGCCGAAACGGGCAGTTATATTCGTGCGGCCACGAAAGAAGAAATGAGTAGGTTGGGTAAACCAAAGAAACAAGATGAAGTTTCTATTACCGATTCGACAGAAAAGAAAATGTCGTATAAACAGGCATCACAGATTAGAAAAAAATCATTAAAAGAATTAATTACAGAAAAACTGGTAGAAGATAAAGGTATATTAACTTCTATCAAATCTGGCATTTCAGAAAAGATGCAAGCACGTTCAACTGGTTTCAAAGAAAAATTTGATCCATTAAACATTGCAAAGATGTTAACTGGAAATTTAGGCTCTGCTCTATTAGGTCGAATGACTGGAAGAAGTAAAGAAGATATTAGTTATTTTGCAGGTAATAAAAAAGCAAAAGAAACAAAACCAAAGCCAGCATATATCAATGAAAAATTAAATAAATCAGATGTAGGTTTATATTCTGCTATATCAGAAGGCAATACACAATCAATGAAAAAAGGTGATGGTATTGCCACTATATTGGCAAGAATGTATAACTTGATTAAATCTGAACAAATTAATTCTTTAAAAAGACATCAGATAGAAAAGAGTTTTAAAAAAATACGTGAGAAGGAAAAAGAAAAACGTAACAAAGAATTAATTGATGTAATCAAGTCTTTAGGATCCTTTACACAAATAAAGACAATAGAAAAAAAAGAAGAAGGTGGTAATCTATTTGATTTTATCAAAGGCCTAATTGAATCAGCAAAGAACATGATATTTGGAGTTGTATCTTCTGCATTTAATAATTTATGGAATTTAATTAAGCCTATATGGGAAGTAATACAACAGATAGGTGGTGCCATAGGTTTAGGTGCTTTACTCAGTAAACTCAAAGGTATATTTGATCGCACTAAACCTCCTATACCAGGAGAACCAAAACCTGCTGAGCCAAAACCTGCTGAGCCAAAGCCTGGAGAAAAATCAGCAGAAGGCGAAAAGAAAACTGGAGAAAAGAAACCAGACAAAACTGCCGAAAAAGCAACTAAAAAAGGTAAAGAAAAATACGAGGAAGAAAAAAAATCTACAAAGATAGAAAAGGCTGAAGAAAAACCTAAAGCAACAAAGATATCCAAAGTATTAAAAGGTGCTAAAGGTGTTCTAAAATATTTTACAAAACTTCCTTTTATAGGTGGTATTGCCGGTGCTTTTGAAATGATGGACACAATGAAGCAAGCAATTGCTGATAGAGAAGAAGGCAAGATTGACGATAAACAGCTAAGAGAAGTTATGGTTTCTAGTGCCGCTCAGATAATTGCTGCGGGTGCTGGTACTTCAATGGGTGCCACAATTGGTGCAACTATAGGTGCGGTTGGTGGACCAATTGGTGCTTTCTTAGGTGGTGCAACGGGTGCTGCACTAGGTTATGTTGGTGGTAAAAAAGCAGGTAAAGCAATTAGTGAAAAGTTATTTGAACACATTTCTAATTCTAATGGAGAAGTTGAACCTGTGATAACCGCTACACCAGAAGAAAATAATAAACCCGTAGAAGCCATATCAACAGAAACACCGACACCAAAAGGGTCAAATACAAATCAACCTACACCTACTCCCACATCAACTCCTGCTGTTACGGCACCCGCACCAAAAGTAACTCCCGTATCTTCTGGTGGTAGTAAAACCGATTCACAATTAGAATCATCGATGAGTAAAAATGCTGAAATTAAAATGACAGCAAAACCTGCCATAAACACAACTGTTATTGATAATTCTCAAACTATTGGTGGTGCTGGCGGCGGAAGTGGTGGCGTTTCTATTGATAGCTCTGTTTCACCAAGAATAGATGATCCAACTTTATTACGAGTTCAGCGACAAAACTTACGACCATTTTAAAATAAAAAACCCCGCCAAAGCGGGGTTTCTTTTAAGTAAGAAAAGATTACTTCTTCTTTTCGTCTTTCTTAACTTCTGCTTTTGGAGCTTCTTTCTTTGGCTCTTCTTTCTTAGGAGCTTGAGCAAAGGCGGTCACTGCAAATGCAGCTGCGAGTAGGGATACGAGATACTTCATTTTATTTCCTTTCAATCAAAGTTAAAAAATCACAAACAACTCATCATTAATTTTCTTCAGCAAGCTTACTGAAATAAGACATATCATCATCTTCTAAATCATCTTTAAAGGGTGAATCTTGTGCTACTACTTTCTTACCAACATTAGCAGCTTTTACTTGTTCTACCGTTGTCTTTGGTGCTTCACCATTGAGACCTAGAACTTTATCAAGGCGTTGTTTTAAAGTATCGTATGATTTGAATTCTTTATCAGCAACCATTTCGGTCAATGAGAACTCGGACTTCCAAATCTTTTCCAACTCATCATCATCATTTAATAATGGCGATGGTGATTCGAATTCAGATTTATCATAGTTCTGATATCCTTCAACTTTACGAATCTTTAACTTGAAGTTGGCACCTTTCCATAAATCAAATGGATTAATTGGTGTTTCATCTTCAAATTGAGGATTCATGGCCTCAGTAATCTTATCAAAAATCTTCTTACCAAATTTAAACAATTTAACCTGACCTTCATTTTCAGGATGTTTTGGGTCGGATACAATATAAACGTTTGCAATGTAATTTAGTTTACGTTTTTGTTTGCGGACAACATCTTTATTTGCTTCTATACCAGAATTCCACAATGTAGAATTATGTTCACAGACTGGACACTTTTGGTCCTTGGTTGTCAAACAGTTGTCAATCAACCAACCACCTGGACCTTGAAATCCATGTGAGAAGATTTTAACCCATGGTAAACCATCTTCACCATCTTTTTCAGATGAGGGAAGAAAACGAATTGTAGCCATGCCGTTGCCAGCTTTGTCTACTTCACATTTCCAAAAATTGTCGGATTTATCGGAACCTTCTGTTGGAGCATTGATTGCCTCGATTGCTTTGGATAATTTTTCGAGGTTGCCAGATTGGCGTTTGAGATTATCAAAATTCATAGTATTTCCTTTCGTATAAACGGAGTATTAACGGTGTATTATTAAAACGACTTATCCACATTATTCATTATATAAGAATATTTATCCAATGTCAAGCATACATTTTCAAAATACCGATGGTAGTAATGGTGTCTGTGTGAAGTATACCAATACCACCTTCTACTCGCCATTGGTCAATGTTCTGTGAAGTATCATCAATCAATAACGAATTTACATTAGAGAAAGTTCTCTTAAATCTTTTACCTGGTACCAAATTAACGGGAAACTCAATATTGTGTTTATTCAACCAATCAATCTTTTGTTCTCTAACTTCCGCATCACGCTTTTCGGATGATGTTG